CTGCGTCCCAAGACTGGCAACGTATTCACCGACTTAAATCGCTTCATGCCCATGGGCCTGATAGCTGGAGCCATAAACTCCGCCACCACGAAACCCGTGGACAGCGGCGCGTCATACACGATGAACACGCAGCGCGGCGTCGGCCCCGGAACGGGCACAGCCCCACGCCCCAGCCCGCAGCAACGTCTTTCGGGCTACGCTGCGCCGCAGGTCGACACGAGCTACCTTAACGATCAGCCGCCAGTCATGCCCATGACGTCGATGAGCCCGCTCAACTTTACCAACACCGAGGAGGACACGTTCTTCGACTTGTCGCAGCCCGACAGCGCATTTTCTGGCGTGCCACCGAGCCAGCGTCCCGGAGCAGTGACCGGGACCGTAAGCGACATGGGGCCGCTGATGGATGACTTGCCGCTTGGTCCTCAATCATTTTTAGGCGGCGCCATAGACGCCCCCGCCGACTTTTTCGCCTCCGCTGACGGAGGAGTTTCTGTTGACGACGCCGAGTTCCAAGAGTGGCTGGCTACAAATAGCGGCAAACAGATGCAGCAGTGGGAAGAGAGCAACCCCGGATTTGCGCGTCGCATGTACGATACCGCAAAACGCATCAAAGCAGGAAAATTTTAATGCCGGGACTAGACTTCCAATCGCTTCTGGCGGCCATCCAGCGTCAGGAAAGTAGCAGAGACCCAGTACACGACGGCCCCACAGACGACTTGAATAAGCTCGTCAGCCCCACCGGCGCGCGTGGCGTAATGCAGGTCGAGGTGCCGACCGCAATGAAGCCGGGCTACGAGAGGAGCGGCGCGCAAAATATATTTGACGTGGCCAAGGAGATGGGGTTTGGCACTTTTGATCAGACTGAAGAGGCCGCCATCGAGCTGCTCGACACGCCCGAGATCAACAAAGAGTTTGCCAGCCGCTATTTGGAGGCGCTGCTGGTAGAATTTGATGGCAACGTAGATCAGGCCGTCGCGGCTTATACTGCCGGCCCCGGCGCGGTAAAGAGGGGCGACCGTAAATACGATAATCTGCCGCACAACGACGACCGTAAATATGTCGACAGCGTGCGCCAGTATTACAATCAGAGCGCTGGCGATAATTACCCCGTCACCATGTCCCCGCGCCCACAAATGCGACCAAAAGGGCTACTCGGTTAATGGATTACAGACAATATGTCCCACCGGGCCTGCGCGGCCCACTAGATGACATACTGGGCATGGGCAAGGTCGTCGGAACCGGCGCCTCAAACTTGCTCAGCGCTATCCAGCAAGACCCGCTTGCCGTCAATCAGGCGATCGGCGACAGCATGGTCGGAGGTATACAAAGCGCCGTCACTGACCCGATTGGCACCGTTAAGGGTGTTTACGATGAAACCACGACCACCGCGAAAAACGCGCTTACCAAAAGTGCGGCCGATTACTTGCGGGAAATGTTTGGCGTAGAGCCCAAAGACGCGAAGCCCGAGATGATAACTGCGTCCAACGACGCAAGGTCTGCCGATCAGGCCGCGTTGCTCGCAATGTTAATCCCTGGGACTAAGGCATTGAAAGCAGGCGCAAAAGCTGCCGGAAATGTCGACTACGGCGGCCTCGCTGCCGACCTTACCTATGGCGGTAAGTCGATTGTTCAAGGCGACGGCCAAGGTCTACTTGAAGCATTCCAACGCGGCGGCGAAGGAAAATCAGTCGGAGCAGCGGCAGCCGGAGATAGGTTCGAGGTCAAAGGCTCAGACTTTTTTGACGCGGCGCGCGGTGGCAAGGGTAAAGACCCAGCGCTGTACACGCCATTTTCTGGCATCAAGCACGCAACGCCACCGGCGCTGTGGACAGCAAGTGGACAGCGGCAAGGCAATTTACTCGATAGCGTTATGATAGACCCGTCTGAGTTACTCGGAAAAAATATGTATTTTGCCACAGGAGATCGCACGACAAACCAAGACCTCGTACAAGAGGTTAACGATTATTTATTGAGAAACGGCGGCCAGAAAACATACGGTGGCCCAAGATATATGGACCAAGTTGACCGAGGCGTTTGGGCATCAGAGGCAAACCCAATGAAGGCAAAGTCAAACGCATGGATTGAGGCTAATAAACGCAACGAAGATTACATTGCTGCCTATATGCCTATGGGCGAAAGGTCTGGCGACTTTTCCAAGCATATGTCTGACGTATATGGAGGCATGATTGCCACTGGAGCAAATTCGGCTCGCTGGACCCGTAACGTCGGAAAAATTGATGATGCAATTGCCAAAAAATTTCCAAAGATAAAAGATCGGCCTAGTTTTAGCTCTCCAGCGTTTCCAGAATGGCTGTCTAGCCAAAAAGGCGGCGTCCGCGCTTCTTTGATAAAATTCTTTGACAGCAGTCAAATGCAAAAGCTCGGCGTGCCAGAAGTCGGCCCAGCTCGTTTTGCGATCACGCAACCTGAGCTTATGCTGTCAGACACTGCAAGTATCGGCTATCGGTTTGGAACTCCAAAGCGCGGCGCTGTATCTGAAAGAACAGACCTTCACCCATCATATAATGCAGAACTCGCAATGGAGCCCGGAACGACAAGTTCAACACTTGGCTTCGATCTTCCGTGGATTATTGGCGCGCGCGACAGCGCACTGCCAAAAGCCGCTTCGTTTGCCAGAGAAAAGGGCATACTAGATCTCAAGGCAAAACCAAAAGACGTCAAATCTTATATGGGCAATCCAAACATAAATCAGCGTATCGACGGCCAGTGGGTCGACGAAGCCAGTTTGTACAGAGACATTTTGCAATCACAGGGTCGAGCTGGCGCTGACGATTATGTTATGAGCCTTTTGAAATCGTATATGGCTAAGTGATGATGTCCCTGACCTCATTTACAACATCGTCAATCATTCCGACGATCTCGTCCGGCAAATCTTCTTGGCTTGTCCAGAGCATCATCACGACAGCTTCAACGCTACGGCGTATGGCTTCTAATTCGCTTTCCATGTGCACACCCTCCATTTTAGTGCATAATACAGGAGAGATTGTTAACACAACCGCAACCGCGTTGCAAGAAGGGCCACACGATGGACTATGACATGAACAATATGGCCTCCGAGCTCGAGGCTGAGATGAACCCGGACGTTATGGACGAGGTGGAGCTACAGAGCATCGTAGGCCGCGAGATCGAGGACGCGATTGACTTTATCGACAACTACGTCAGCCCGAACCGCGCCACCGCGACCCAATACTACCGCGGCGAGCCGTTCGGCAACGAGGAAGAGGGCCGCAGCCAAGTCGTCAGCATGGACGTGCGCGATACCGTACAGGCGATCATGCCGTCGCTGATGCGCGTATTCCACGGCTCCGACGAGAGTGTGTCCTACATCCCGACCGGCCCCGAGGACGTCGAAAACGCGCAGCAGGCGACAGACTACGCCAACTTCGTACTAAATCGCGACAACGACGGTTTTCTGGTGATGCACAGCGCGTTCAAGGATGCGCTGATCCGCAAGGTAGGCATCATCAAGTGTTTCTGGGAGGACAAGACTGAAGTCGAGACTTTCCACATGACTGGCCTTGACGACGCGGCGCTGGCGGCACTCGCAGCCGAACCCGACGCAGAAATAACTGTGCAAAGCTCTGAAACTGTCGGCGAGCCGCAAATTGATCCCCAGACTGGCCAATTCATTATGCCGCCGATGATCCACGACGTCACAGTCGAGTATGTTCGCCCGGACGGCCGTGTTCAGGTAGAAGCCGTGCCGCCGGAAGAGTTCTTGATCTCACGCGAGGCTAAGTCCATCGCGGACGCGTCATACGTTGGCCACCGCCGGATTATCACGGTGTCTGAGCTCGTGTCCATGGGCTACGCCGAGGAAGACGTCGAGAAACTTGCATCCGCCCACGACGACATGAGCATGAACGTGGAGCGCCGCACGCGCAACCCGGCACTGTCAAACGAAATGAACGCCCGCAACGACGACGCCATGCGCAAGGTGGCATACGTCGAGAGTTACATCCGCGTCGACCACGACGGCGACGGCATTGCCGAGCTGCGCAAGATCTGCACCGCCGGCGACGGTAACAAGGTGCTGCGCAACGAGGCAGTCGAAATGGCGCCGTTCTGTTCATTCTGCCCAGAACCAGAAGCGCATGACTTTTTTGGACTTTCCGTTGCCGACGTGGTCATGGATATCCAGCGCATCAAGTCTAGCGTAATGCGAAACACGCTCGACAGCTTGGCGATGTCCATTCATCCGCGCATCGCAGTGGTTGAGGGCATGGTAAACATGGAAGACGCAATGTCGACCGAAGTCGGCTCGATCATCCGCCAGCGCGCCGTGGGGCAAATCACGCCTCTGGCAATGCCATTTGTGGGTCAGCAGGCGTTCCCGGTCTTGCAATACATGGACGAGGTCAAGGAGGCGCGTACAGGCGTTTCTAAGGCGTCAATGGGTTTAGACGCAGCAGCGCTCCAAAGCTCCACTGCCGGCGCTGTAAACGCCACTGTGGCGGCCGCACAGCAGCACATAGAGCTGATCGCGCGGATCTTCGCAGAGACTGGCATGAAAGACTTGTTCAAGATTATGCTGCAGCTCATTACGACGCATCAGGATCAGGCCCGCATGGTCCGCCTGCGCAATAAATTCGTGCAAATCGATCCACGCGCGTGGGACGCCAAAATGGACGTCTCAGTCAACGTGGCCTTGGGCCGTGGCACCGACACCGAGCGCATGATGATGATGCGCCAAATTGGCGAGATGCAAAAGGAAGCCATGGCGACGCTGGGCCAGCAAAACCCGCTGACCGACATCTCCAAGCTATCCAACACGCTCAAGTCTATGACCGAGCTGGCTGGCTTCAAGGACACGTCGCAGTTCTGGAACGACCCGGCAGACTTCCAGCCGCCGCCGCCAGACAACAAGCCCGACATCAACGAGCAGCTAATCCAAGTGCAAATTCAGCAGATCCAAGCGGACATGCAAAAAAAGGCCGCCGAGCTTCAGTTGAAGCGCGAGGAGATGATTATGGAAGACGACCGCAAGCGCGACGAGCTCGAAGCCGAGCTATTTGTAAAGGCGGAGGAAATGCAGGCAAAATATGGCACGCAGCTCAACGTGGAGAAAATCCGCTCCGAGCTGGCTATCAACCGCGAAATAATGCGCGGGCAAGTCGACGTAATCAGGGAGGGTACGCGTGAAGACTAAGCAGCAAATAATCGAGGACGGGCACCAAGCTGCCCGCCTCCTTTACGATACTGACCTCAGCCGATTTATGGATGAAGTCGAACAGAATTGCTGGACGGAGTTTAAGGCAACTGCGGCCAGCGACAAGGACAGTCGGGAGGCTGTCTACATGCAACTGCGCGGCGTAGAAATGGTTCGCCAGACGCTGCGTGCAATGGTGGACAATGGCTCTATTGAAAACAAGTCAAAATAGGGGCATAATAGGAGAGTAAGCTATGACGGAAAGCAACACCCCAAATGGGATTGGTTTGTCACAAGCACAACATGCAATCAGCGCCATGATGGCACCCTCGCAAGAGGACAATGCTCCAGAGGCTGATGCGCTACAGGCTGAAGACACGGAAATCGTGGATGACGCCGAAATGCTGGATGACGCAAACGAGGAGCAATCCTTGGACGCAGAGGACAGCGATCTTGATGGCGAGGAATACGAGGAAGAGGACCAAGACCAATCTGATGACATTCTTTCTGCTACGGTTGAAGTGGATGGCGAAGAGATTACGGTTGAGGAAGTCCGAAACGGATATCTGAGGCATAGGGATTACACCCGCAAGACGCAGGCGCTGGCCGAGGAGCGAAACGCTTTTACCGGACAGGTCGCCGAGTTGGACCGGGAACGTGCACAATACGCTGAGCTGCTGCCGCAAATCGCACAGCAGATCCAGCAATCGGTACAGGCCGAGCCAGATTGGGATACTCTGTATGATACAGACCCTGCTTTGGCCGCGAAGGCTGAACGCCAGTGGCGGAAACAGTTAGAGCAGAAGCAAGTGCAGATGCAGGCTGTGACGCAAGAGCAGGCGCGCATGCAGGAGTTGCAGCAACAACGTATGCAACATGCAAAAGCGCAGTTCGTGGATCACCAGAGGGAGGTTCTCCCAGACCTGATCCCCGAATGGAGAGACGCAAAGGTGGCCGCAGAGGAAGCGGGCCAAATACGCGAATTTCTACTCACCTCCGGCTTTAACGAGCGGGACATTGACGAAATGAACAGCGCAATGGTCGTTAAGATGGCCAGACTGGCAATGCTACAGTCGCGTGGAGCAACTCGAGCTGACAAGGCTAAAGCTAAGCCAAAGCCAGCGAAAGGCAGCAAGACGTTACGGGCAGGGTCACGCGGCACGCAACCGAAGCCGACGAACAGTGCACGAGAAGCGCAACAGCGCGTAAAGCAAACCGGCCGCGTCAATGACGCCGCAGCCGCCATCAAAGCCTTATTGTAGGAGAAATATACAATGGCAATCGTAGGTAATACATTTACTTCTTTCAGCGCGAAAGGTATTCGCGAAGAATTATCGAACATAATCAGCAACATAAGCCCAGAAGACGTGCCGCTGCAATCTAACATCGGATCAGAAAATGTGTCTAACACATATTTTGAGTGGCAGACTGACAGCTTGGCAGCCGCCAGCACTACAGCCGTCCTCGACGGTGACGACGTTGCGTCTTTTGACGCCACCGCCGCCACCACGCGCGTAGGCAACTACACGCAGATCAGTCGTCGTACTCTGATCGTTGCAGATAACCTTGCAAATCAAGACCTTGCAGGCCGCAACGACGAAGTTAGCTTCCAGATGGCTAAACGCGGCAAAGAGCTAAAGCGCGACATCGAAGCCGTTCTGTGCGACAACAACGCTAAAGTGGCAGGCAACACTACCACTGCACGCGAAACTGCGGGCCTCGGCGCGTGGATCACTACCAACTCCAACAAAGCTGGCGACGGTACAGATCCAACTGCGGCAGACGGTTCCGACCCTCGCAACGACGGCACGCAGCGCGACTTGACTGAGGCAATGGTAAAAGACGCCATGCAGCAGGCATTCATCGAAGGCGGCACCCCGTCGCTCTTGATGGTTGGTCCGTACAACAAGACTGTTGTATCTGGGTTCGCCGGTATCGCCGCACAGCGCTACCAAGCACCATCAGACAGCCCGACCACAATCATCGGCGCGGCTGACGTCTATCTATCTGATTTTGGTACACTTTCCGTCGTACCAAACCGCTTCCAACGTGAGCGGGATGCTTTCTTGCTGGACCCAGAGTACGCATCAGTATGCTACCTGCGCCCAATCCAAGCGGTAGATCTTGCCAAGACAGGCGATGCCGAGAAGAAAATGATAATCGCAGAATTTGGACTAAAAATTTCCAACGAAGCCGCCCACGCTGGCGTGTTCGATCTGAACGTATCTTAATAAAGATGGGGCGGCTTCGGTCGCCCCAACTGACTTGGAGGGAACCATGAAAAGATTATTCAGCCACGACGAAGCCACCGGCATTACGAAATACTGGCACGTCACCGGCGAGGGGCAATTTGTCGTCGAAACGGTGCAGCGGGCTGATGCGATTTTAGACGCAAACAAGCGGGCGTTTAACGACGCCGGGGAGCGCTGGGGCGAGAAAATGAACAGGGTGGCCTCGATCCCGCTTTCAGTGTATTATGACTTAAAGCGCAAAGGCATCGCAGATGACCCTGACCGCATGAAAAAATGGATGAACGACCTCGACAATCGGGCATTTAGGACAAGAGGCGGAACGCTGTGAGCATTACGACATACGCTGAGCT